AGGTGCTGGTCAGATTACGGCTGGTGATGGTCTTACAAAGACAGGTAACACGCTTAATGTAGGAACAGCATCTTCTAGTCGTATTGTTGTCAATGGCGATAACATTGATTTAGCAACTTCTGGTATTTCAGCAGGCACTTACCAATCTGTCACTTTTGATGCTTATGGTCGTGCTACAGCAGGTACTAATCCTACGACTATTGCTGGCTATAACATTACAAATGCTTATACCAAAACTGAAATAGATTCGATATTTGGTTCAACTACTGCTGCTGCTACTTCTGCTTCTAATGCGGCTACAAGTGCTTCAAATGCATCGACAAGTGCCTCTAATGCTTCTACAAGCGCAAGCAATGCGGCTACAAGTGAAACTAATGCAGCAGCGTCCTATGATGCTTTTGATGACCGATATTTAGGTTCTAAATCTACTGCACCTTCTGTAGACAACGATGGCAATGCTCTGTTGACAGGTGCTTTGTACTGGAACAACTCAGTAAACACTCTGTATGTGTGGACAGGATCAGCTTGGACTCAAGCGGCATTTACTGCTAGTGGTTTTGCTACTTTGACAGGTACAGAAACCCTGACAAACAAGACCCTGACTTCTCCAATCCTGACTGCTCCCGTATTGGGAACGCCTGCTAGTGGCACTTTGACTAACGCCAGTGGACTTCCTTTGGGTACTGGTGTGACAGGAACACTTCCAATAGGTAATGGTGGAACAGGTGCATCTACTCTGGCAGGGGCTAATATCCCTGTTACCAATGTCGCTAATAGCTTTACTGGTACACAAACCTTTAGCGGCACATCATCTGCTCAAGCCATTGTCTTAAACGATGCAGCAGAGGTAGCTACAGTATCAGCAACTGCGGCTACTGGTACGATTGCCTACGACATTACAACTCAGTCTGTTCTGTATTACACAAGTAACGCAAGTGCTAACTGGACAGTTAACTTCCGTGGTTCTAGCGGTACTTCACTAAACACTTTGATGAGTACAGGTCAATCAATGACTGTTGCTTTCTTAGTCACTCAAGGCTCTACTGCTTACTACAACTCTGCTGTGCAAGTTGATGGCACTACATCTGGAGTGACTACACGTTGGTTAGGTGGTGCGCCTACTGCGGGAAATGCTAGTGGAATAGACAGTTACAGATTTCTTTTACTGAAAACTGGAAGTGCAACTTTTACAATTCTTGCTTCTGTAACACAGTTCAAAGCCTAATGAACACCGCTTACGTTTACACGCTGACTGACCCTAGAAATGGGATGCCCTTTTACGTTGGTAAGGGTGTGGGTAGACGTTGCCATTTTCATGCTTGGGAGGCTAAGAATTCTGACAATCCAACATATAAGCTGAACAAGATTCGTAAGATTCAAAGCCTTGGTTTAGACATTGTTGTGCGTAAGGTTGAAGAAAATGTAAGCCATGAGCAAGCTAAAGAACTTGAATGTTTCTTGATTGCTGAAATGCGTGAGTTTGGAATTGACTTAACAAACTTGACTGATGGTGGCGATGGTCGTGCGGGATATTTTGCTAGTCAAGAAACTATTGCCAAAACTAGACATGAGTGGACTAATGAACAAAAACAACGTATCAGCAATTCACTAAAAGGTAAAAGTAACCCATGTACTGAGCAACGCAGACAAGCTATTATTGCTGGAACAACTGGCGTAAAGAAATTAACAACAATCAATATGCGTAAGCCAAAGCGTAAAGAACAATGTCCACATTGCGGAATAATGGCAAGTGGCGGTAACTTAGCTAAGTGGCACATGAACAACTGCAAAAGCAAGGAATAACAAATGCCTTTACAAGCAACTAGCGGGGCGGCTTCCTACGATGCGTTCGGAGGAGGTACTGTTGCCAAAGTTAATTACATAGAAGATTTCTTTCAGTCTTATTTGCGGACAGGTACAGGTGCATCTGCTACTGTAACAACAGGCTTAGATGGCTCAACTAAAGAAACTTTGGTATGGACAAAATCACGTTCTGCCGCAACAAACCATAAATTAACAGACAATGTTCGTGGTGCGACAAAAGCATTAAGTAGCAACACCACAAGCGCAGAAGCTACAGACAGTCAAGGCTTGACGGCTTTTAGTGCTACTGGCTACACCATTGGCACAAACACAGACTACAACAATAGCGGTGCAACGTATGTAGACTGGCAATGGGTATCGCAACCAAAGTTTTTTGATGTGGTGACGTGGACTGGAAACGACACGGCAAGAACTATAGCGCACAACCTTGGCAGCGTACCCGGCTGTATTATTGTAAAAGCTACCTCATCGACGGCAAACTGGTATGTGTACCACAGGTCAACAGGAAATCAAGGCGTTACTCTATTAAACACTACAAATTCTGTATTTACGGGTCAGGCTGATGCTTGGAACAGCACGACTCCAACGGCTACTGAGTTTTCAGTAGGCAATGCGGTTGCGGTAAATTCTGGGGGCGTTACCTACGTAGCCTACCTATTCGCCCATGACGCAGGAGGCTTTGGCCTAACTGGTACAGACAATGTGATTTCGTGTGGGTCTTATACAGGTAATGGGACTATTCAAACTGTATCTCTTGGTTATGAACCACAATGGGTTTTAGTTAAAAATATATCTTCAGGCGCAAGAGGGTTTGGTTCTTCATGGGCTATACAAGACAATATGCGAGGGTTTCCCTCTGGTGGCGCAGCACAAACGCTTTACGCTGACCGAAGTGACTCAGAAGACACTAACACAGTAAATCCAAACGCTACTGGTTTTAGTGTTAGTTCATACAATGTTAATGGCGACACCTACATCTACATAGCAATTCGCAGAGGCCCGATGAAAGTGCCGACTGTGGGGACTAGTGTGTTTAGTCCTGACCTATATACTGGAAATGGCACTACACAATCAATAACTAGTGGTAGCCCTCCTTTAGATTTGGTTTGGATTAAAGGCAGAACTGGGTCTCAAAACCCTAGAGTTTACGATAGGCTAAGAGGTGCAACAATATCACTGATTCCAGAATTTGATTTTGCAGAATCAACTAGAACTGGAGGATTGACTGCATTTACACAAAATGGATTTAGTGTTGGTGCTAATGGTAATGAAAACGATTCGGGTGTTAGCATTATTGCTTGGGATTTTAAACGTGCGCCATCGTTTATGGATGTGGTTTGCTATACAGGGACGGGAGCGACTAATGCGGTAAATCATAATTTAGCTGCACCTGCTGAAATGATTATTGTGAAGGGGCGCAATTACACTGTCGGCTGGACTGTTGGAGCTAATCTGCAAGCCACACATATTACACTTGGATTAAATACTAATTCTGCACAAAATAATCCAGCAAGTAATCAATTTTATTTTGGAAATGGAACAGTAACGGTAAACCCGACTTCAACTCAATTTACAGTTAGAACTGCGGACATTAACCAAAACGGAAATACATACGTTGCCTACCTATTTGCAACCTGCGCTGGTGTTTCCAAAGTAGGCTCATACACAGGCACAGCAACAACACTTCAAATTGATTGTGGCTTTACAAGTGGGGCAAGATTTGTTCTTATAAAACGCACAGACTCAACTGGTGACTGGTATGTCTGGGACTCTGCTCGTGGCATTGTGGCGGGCAATGACCCGTATTTGTTACTAAATACTTCTACCAATGAAGTCACATCTACCGACTACATTGACACCTATAGCGCAGGGTTTGAGATTTCATCTACTGCGCCAGCCGAAATAAATGCAAGTGGTGGCACATTCATATTCTTAGCAATTGCTTGAGGTAATTAAAATGCAAATCAGAACACAATCAGGACAAGTCATGTACGAAGCAGAGTTTCGTGCATATCAAAAAGCCAATGGTGGCCCATCATGGGAAACAACAACAACTGAAGTCTTAACTGCTTTGGGTGCTGATGTAGTCTTTGAAGGCGCACAAGCTACTGGTGGGACTGTTTACCAATACTCTCAAGTCTCTGGTGTAGAGCAGATTGATGGCAAGTGGTACACAAAGTATGTGCTTGGCCCTGTCTTTGCCGATACTACTGTTGATGGCGTAACTACTACTGCCGCAGAGCATGAAGTGGCTTACAAGGCTACTAAAGATGCT